TCGTGATGTTCAACCGATGCACACGTTTGATCTCGATATGACAACCGTCAGGACCACCAGCAAGATCCCCTCTCGCGGACTGCGCGCGCCCGTCAGACGTCCGGCGGGCGTTAGGCCACCCGTAGTCCCGGAAGATGTGGACGGCCTCCAGCTCGCCGCGTTTGCCTTTCGCGCGGGAGTTCATCGCTCGCCCCGCAGCCGCCGGCGGCACTGCTCAAGACTGAGGTGCCAAGCCATGTGCGCCCGCTCCTCACGGAACTGCGCGAGAGCTAAAACAGGCTCAAGATCGACGAGACCGTGATCGAATGCTGTGTGGCACGTCCGGCACAACGGGATCACGCAGTCCGGCATATCGCAGCCGCCCTGGGATCGCGGCGTCAAATGCGCGGGGTCGCAGCCGTACTCGCCGCAGTTGACGCAGCACCTATCGCGGATCTTGTCGCGCTGCGTGGAGCTCGCGAGGCTGACCGCGGATCGTCTCATATCCGTCCCTGCGCCCGAAGGATGCTCTGACCAATCGAAGCGCGAGCCTCCAAGACTCGGACGACCGCTTTTACGGCCTCCCATTCCGCCTCCTCGTTCCGGCCATCAGTAGCCGTCTGCTGGTCAGCGATAGCGTTGCGCTCCGCGACAGTCCCCTGCGCGCTCAGGAACGCGACAGCGCGAGCCTTCTCCCGGTCACGCTTGCAACGGAACCATGCGAGTCCGGCGCGCTCAAGCGTCCCCTGACGAGCAGCCAGGTCGTTCTCGATTACCGCGAGCCTGAACATGACAGCGCCCGGGGTCGTCAGGTCGTCACTCATGCGCGCGCGACCGACACGTACCGCGTCCGCTCTGACGACGCCGCGTGAGCAGCCACCGTCTCAGCAACCCTGCCGCCAAGCTTCACCAACGCTTTCACACCCGCCGCGGAAGCCTTATAACTCACGATCATTTCAACGGCACGGTCCACAGCCTCCACCGTCAGCAGGCTCTCGTCCACGAGGTCCAGAAGCGCGTCACGCAATGCGGGCGCGTCATACGCCACGACCGGGGCTGGGGACGGAGCCGACAGCTTCAAGCCGGGTAGATGCTCAGTCCAAGAAGCATTCGCGTCAAGTCGACGCAGGAGCTCGTCGCTGATCGCACGCTTCGTGTCCTTCAGCCCGTTCTCGTAGTCCTTCAGGTCGGCGAGCAGCCCGGCGAGGTCGACGGTCGGACTGTAAAGCGTGAGCGCTTCCCCGGTGCGCGGGCTGACGATCAGGTCGGTCATGCCGCCACCTTCGCGATGTTCTCCACGATCGGGTTCACCAGCCGCGCTGGCAGCTTCGGCAACGCGCGGTCAATCCACTGCTGAGCCTCCTGCTCGGTCTCGAACAGGATTGGCTCTGCGCCCGCGCTCAGGTTGATCACGTTCGCGATCTGTCCGGCCGTGAGGTGCGCTTCGCCGGCCTTCGCGAAGATCAGTCGGCGTTGAGGCTCGGAGGCAAGCTTCGCACCGTCGCGGCGTTCCTGCACGGTCGTTGTCGCGCTGTTCCCATCGTCGTCCTCGTCGGCGACAAGGTTCAAGACTGCCATCAGCGCGTATCGGCGAGCATACGTGAGCGCGCTTCCTTGCCCTTGAGCGTCCTGCTTGGAAAGCATCAGCGGCATCGTCCCCTCGACCAGCTCACCAGTCCGGTGCAACAGCCGGTAAGACAGCGCAGGAGCGCCGTCAAGGCTCGACGGCATCGCGGACCACACGAGGCCGTGCCTGGTCAGCACCGGCCGCACAGCGTCCGTGAGACGGTCAAGCGACAGGTACTTGCTGCCGCGGAACGCTGGATTGTCCTTGTCCTTGTGGAGGTCGGGAACCTCGGATTGGAACGCGAGAAGCGCTTCGACCATCGAGCCGTGCTTCGTCTCGTCGGTCATGCCGCGATCCGGTCGACGTACGGCGCAGGGCTTGTCTCCACCACGAACGATCCCTTGCCGTCACACTCCCAGCAGTCCGTCGTCGCGGGAACATAAAGCCAGCTCATCGTGAAGTGGTACACGCAGTGGCCGGTGCCGCCGCAACTCTTGCATGTCTCAGTCCTCAGCATCGTCCGTCTCCTTCTCAAATTCTGGAGTCGCGCCCAACGGGAGCATTCCTGTGAGCAGCACCCGCTCGCATTGCGCGATCAGCGGGTCGCGCCACACCTCCCGGGGAGCGGGCCTGCTGCCAATCGCCTCCACGACGCGCCGTAAAAGGTTCACGCGAGCCCCCGGGCGATCCGCTCGCACAGGTCACACAGCAGCTTCCCTGACCGCAGTGACCGGAACAGGAACGCGTGGCGGCCACAATCCCAGCATGGGCCCTTTGTCATCGCGGGTTCCGTGCTTGCAGGACCGCGAGACGACGAGCAGCGCGCCGCTCGTGAGTCCGCCAGACCAGAACGTCAACGAGGTAGCAGCCGACAATGAAGCTGATTACGCCATAGACGACAATAGCGATCAGGGCGTCTGCTACGCCGACGAGAATCGCGAGGTCGGTCATTTGGCGTCTCCGCTCGGCGGCTTGGGAGGGTGGGGAGCGGGCTGGTCGAAGCGCCACGGGCCGGGCATGGTGCTGCCAGCAAGCCACCATGCGGGAGATGAGGGACGGATGAGAGTCATTCGCTGTCTCCGCTCGTCCATTCGCTGTACAGGTCGATGTACGCCTCGTGGTGCGGACCGCACAATCCAGTCCAGTCGCCATCCCACGGCGTGTCACACGCCGGCCGTTTGCACGTCCTAGCAGCCTCGTCCTTCTTGGCGATGCCGCGAGACGTGAGATCATCGTCGGCTTCGAGGAAGATCGGCGCGTCATTCTGGCCGCGAACGGCGCCATCGACCGAGCCCCAAATCGCGTCGCGTGGCGCGGCGTCGAGGATGAGCGGCGGGGCCTCGGGGGTCGAGGCGACGAGAGCCGGTGAAACGGGTGAGTGAGTCATGCGGTCTCCTGGTCGAACATTCGCGGGCGCTGGTCCGCGATGGTTGGGAAGAGTTGGGACGCCGACCGCGAACCTGGAGAGAGTCGGTCCGCCTGCGCGTCGAGGGCGCTAGCGCATTGGTCGGCGTCCCGGGGCGTGGGGGCGCCCAGACTGCCGCTGACGCCCAAGGGCAACCCTGCGGCGGCCTGATCGGCGGGCGCGGGTTCAGCGGCTAGCACCCGATCGTTCTGAGTCAGACCCGCGGCCGGCTCAACGGGAACGGGGCGGTTCACGAGCGCGTGTGCGTACCCGTCGCCGTCCTGCGGACCCGGACGGATCGGAACGTTCTGGGTCACGCCGCGTCCTCAGGCTCGGGGAACGCCTTGTCGATCTCGTCCAGACGGTCGCGGAGGGCGCGGAGATCGTCGCGGCGCAGGTACAGCGTCGACGAGTAGCGCGTGCCCGAAGTGATGTAGAGCGGGAACCAGTCAGGGCCGTGGCACGCGTCAATCCGCACGCTAACGCCGTCGATCTGGAATGCTGTCGCGAGCTCAGTCACGCTGCCTCCTTGGCGCGAGCAACGGCGTCCTCCATCATCTTTCTGAGCTCTCCAGAGAGCGTCCGCTGGTTGCGTTTAGCTACAAGACGGAACTCGTCGGCGAGCGCGCGTGGGACGATGAAGGTGGCGCGCAGATCGGCGTCAGCTTGGGTGGTTTCGTTTGCTTTTCGCATCGACTTCGCCTACTGTAGTGCGAAGTGCAAACGAAGTCAAGACCTCTGAAACGCAAAAAGCCCCGTCCCCCTCAAGCGGGGGACGGGGCTCTCGGCGAGCAACACTGAGGCACGTCACATGGTACGTGCTACCACGGACCTACTTCGACGGGCCGTACACCTCCGACGCGGGTGACCAGTCGATCCCGATCCCGTTCGGGTTCGACGCGAGCTCGTAGTCGTCATCAGCCCCGGCGTTCGCGTCGGTCGTGTCCGCGCCACAGTTCGTAGAGCACTTGAACGACGGCGAAGCGACCACCGAATCTGACGCGCCCCGGCTCCACGACCACGGGTCCTGCTCGAAAATGTTGTTCGAGTCGGTGTTGATCGGATAGTTCGTCGGGGTCATATTGAACTGGTCGAACAGGTTTTTCGTCAGGTTCAACGTCGGGTTTGCCGCCGAACCGCCGGGCGTGACGTTTGACCCGCTGGTGCCGACGTACGTGTTGTTGCTGATCGTGAGGCCGGGCGTGTTCTCTTGGACGGTCATTCCGGTCACCTCACCAACGCTTGACATGCGGACCGACAGGTTGTCGGTGATCGAGACGCTGGAGTAGTCGGCGTCCTTGAGGAACGGGACGCCCTGCGCGTCGGTCGTGTCATGAATGTAGTTCTTCGTGATCGTGACGCCGCTGACGGCGGTGCCGGCGTTGTAGAACTGCATCGTGTCGGTGTGGCACGGGCCGTCGCTACACGCGGTCTCGGACTCGACGATGTCGTAGACATCGTTCCCGGACACGGTCAGGTTCGAGATTCCGTCGAACCTGAGCGCGTCACCCTCGCTGGTGGTGCTGGTGTCGTGAACCTCGTTGTTGCTGATCACGTCGTTCGCCGAGGGGGTTCCGACGGGCGCGAGGATCGCGATCCCGTAGCCGCCCAAGTTGCTGACGTCGTTGCGGTCGATGATGTAGTTGCTACCGGCGGTGATCGTGATTCCGCCCGTGCTGTGGATCTGGTCCACAGTGATATGGCCGCCCGAGAGACTCACGCCGCCGAGGACGACGTGTGCGCTCGGAGCCGCAGTCAGGGTCGCCTGCGAAGCGGGACTGGCCGTGATCGACAATGAACCGTATGTGCCGGCGCTGAGGCAGACGACGGCGCCTGCCGTCAGGTCCGCATTCACGTTCGTGAGGCTCGACAGAGTCACCGTGCAGGACGGGCCGGTAACTTGGCTGGTCGCGTTACTGGACACGATGTTGCTGCCATCCGCATTGTGCGCCCGGACGGTCGACCGAATCTTATGGCCGATGTCCGTGTTGGTGAGCGTGTAGCTGCTGGCAGTCTGCCCTGTAATCTGGACGCATGCCGCACCGCTCGCATTGCAGTCATACCAGCCGTACGTGTAGCTGGTCGGACTGTTCATCCACGTCCCATTGTCAGTCGTGAGCGTCGATCCCTGCTGCGTGGTGCCAGTCACGGCCGGCAGAACCGTATTGACGGGCGCTGCGGCAAGCGCAGCGGCCGGAAAGATCAAGCAGCAAGCAAGCACGGCGACAAGCAGCGCTCGTCGCAGGGAACTTCTGGCGGTCATCTGATCGCCCTTTCAGTCGTGTATTAGAGAGGAGCCGCCCAATCCCGGGCGGGTACTGCTACCTACGTCAGAGCAGTCCGGCTGCTCGCAGGATGAGCAGCAGGACCACGACAAGAATCGCGATCACAACAGCTCGCTCAACAGTCATGAGTTCTCCTTCCGCTGGCCGATGTCGGCGTGGTGGGGGTGCTGCGCAGCGTGCTCGCCGGTCAAGTGCAGGCGGATGGCCGCGAGTTCGCGCGCGGCCCACTCGTTATGCTCGTCATGGCGCTGGTGATGCGCTTCGAGGCGACGGATGCCATGCTGGATCGGTTTCAGTGGCCAGTACCGCGTCCGGGACCACAGCCAGCCGAGAGGCGCGGCGACCAGGACGACAAACACGTTGGGCCACACCGCGCCCGTCCACCATGCGCCGCCCGTCGGCGCGTAGTTGAACGCAAACCAGTGAGAAAGGAAGAACGACGCGGTCAACCGTGGATGACCAGGACGACCAGGACCGCGAGCGCGATCAGCACCGATAAGACCGCCATCATGTCCGCGCGAGACGCGACACCCTGCTCGCTCCTACCAGCGGTACGAGCGCTACCGCGCTCCAGCTGGCGTGTGACAGGATCGCCGACCGCGACCGCCTGACGAACCACTCCTACCTCGTCTCGAAGACTCCGCAGATCAGAAACCAGCGAAGTGTGCTGAGCCTCAGACTCCTTGCGGGGCATCATCAGGTTCGCCTGGTCTGACAGCGCGCCGCGAAACTCGTTCTGCTTCAACTCGGTCCGCAGCGCATCCTCTCGGTTCAGAGTGACAGCCTTGTCGGATGTCGCGAGCGCTACTTCTGCCGCTCTTTCAACAGAAGCAATCCGGTCGTTCACCCGCCCGACACGCTCAAGCTCGATGACGTTCGCTGACTCTAACGCGCTCTTGAGCGCGTCGACAGCCGCCTTCGCAGTCTCCTCCAGTTTGCTTTGGATCGCCGCCGCGGCTTCTCTCTCCGCGTCGCGACGCTCAGAGAGGGACGCTTGGATCGCCGCCTGGTTAGCTTCAAGCCGCGCGAGCCGGTCATCGCTCGAAAGCTGCGCTTCGATGCGGCTCAGTCGCGCCCGATCAGCGTCCGACCCCTCGGTCACACGAGCCTCATGCCGTTCATCCGATCCCGCAGCTCCCGGAGCCTCCACGCCTGATTCGCGGTCGGCGTCTTCTCGCCGGCCATGACCCGGTCAAGCCTCCTGTAAAGCAGCCGCAGCCGAGCCCGAAGCAATGCGAGACGGACACGATGCGGATGCTTCGTCGTCGTCTGCATGGCACGCCACCGGTCATATTCCCGGACCGTCGCCCGCTCCGTAGTACCGTTGATCAGCGACCGTTTCACATTGTCAAACAGGCCATACCGCGCGTCAGGGTCAGGTCGCGGCGGCCGGAAGAAGTGCGCGGCAAACACGTTCAGGTCCGTGTTCTGACCGTGCAGCCCCTTATCGGCGTACTGCGTGCCATCGGCCTGCGGGAAACCGCAGGCATCAGGCCCGCAGATATGCGCCCGACCGGTGTAGTGCGCGCTATGAACCAGAAACTGTGAACGTTTCCAGCCGCTGTCGAGCATGACCGACACGACCGCTGAGACGTCCGCCGCTGACGAGTACAGTCCAGGAAGCGCAAGCGTGTTCCCTACCGCAAGATTATGCTCCCGCGACCAGCCGGAAGCCTGCGCAAGCACCGCGTCCCGCGGCTCGATATCCAGAACGTCCGCGGTCGGAAAACCGCCCGTCACGTCATAGACAACATGAACCGCCAAAGGAAACGCTTCCTTGGCCGCGGTCGTGTTCGCAAACGCGCCGTTCGCGTACGACCCGATAGCGCCGCGGAACCCAGGCGACTCGGGAACGATCCGCCGCCACTCCACGGCAGAAGCAGCCACGGAATCGTAGCCAGGAACATCAGACATGAAACCCCTCCTACGGGATATGGAACGTCAAATGGCCGATCCCGGCCGCCAGCAGCGAGCACGCGCCCGCCAATATCCGGAACCGCACCACCGACCGGCGCTCCGCCGCCGCGCGCCGCTCCGCCGCCGCGTGAGACGTCATCTCCGCCTGGTCACGCAACTGCCGCTCGCGCTCCACGCGCAAAACCTCCTGCTCGCGGAGCCGCTGCTCAACCGCGTCCTCGCGAGCCTCAAGCTCATCGACGCGATCAGCGAGCTTCGTGACATCCACAACGTTCGCTTTCAAGTTCATCGCCTCGCGAATCTCTCGCAGTCCAACATCCAACTTCCCGTCGATCCCTTTCAACCATTCCAGGATCGTCGTGCTGATCGACCAGGCATGGACAGGATCGTCCTCGGGCAGTGAGCCCATCAGATCCGCCCCCTTCCGTTGATGCTTACGCTTCGAGTTCGGCAGGCTCGTCGGGAATCTTCAGGACGCCCTTCGCTGCGAGGCTTCGGATGATCGCTTCCGTGTCGCGATTCTCGATGATCTGCGACGGGCGCCCTGTCAACGACAGCAGCTTGTCCGTTGAAGATTGAGCAACCCGGGCGAGGTTCGCCGCCGCCCTAGCAGGGTCCTGCTCGTCGCCATCAGCGATCCGCTGCTGCGCCGCGCCGATCGCCGCGCGCTGAGCCTCAACCGCCAAGCGCGCTACATCACGAAACTCGTGCGCAAGGTTCTCCTCCATCTGCGCCGCATGATGCTCCCGCAGCTCCAAGTACCGGATCGCATGCGTCTGCTTCCAGTTGTTCAACGTCGCCGGACTGATCTCCAGCCCGTTCGCCGTCAGGTACCTGGATGCGGCGGACGCGTTCCCAGCCCACGCGATCATCGCGAACAAGCCCCGCTCGATCTCCTCCGCAGTAAACGGGTTATGGATGGAATGGACCTGAGCCGTCACACACGCCGCCTATTTCTTCTTCGCGACTACCGACGCGGGCTTGCCCTCGGCAGCAGCCTTGGCCATCGTGGACGCTCCCCAACGCTTCCGTCCGATCATCGCCGCGAGCGCTCGAGGGTCCGTCACGCCCGGACGATCCGACAGTTTTGCTGCCAACTTGTCGAAGTTACTTGCCACTCAAACCACTCCCTTCACCAGCGTTGATCACCGGAATGTCCGCCGGATCGGTCGGCTCGTGCAACACCCACGGCGCGGGCGGCTTGTACTGCGCCTGCTGCGCCATCGCCATCTGCGCCATCACCTGAGCCAACACTTCCAACGGCTGCTTCTTTTTCATCACAACCCTTTCGGATGCAACGGGTAGTACCGAGCGCCGTTATCCCCCTGCGCGATCATCTGCGCCGCCACGCTCGGAGCGATCGGCTGAATCCCCGTCCCGCCACCCGCCGACTGGAAGTACTGGCCCGCGATCTCAATGAACACGTGCCCCGAATTGCCCGGAAGCGGATTGTTATAGATCGTGATGTCCTTCCCCGCGCCGGCCTGAATACCCGGCGCGGACGCGATATCGGGAGTGGCGAGCGCGCCCTTCCAGATCCCAAGGCCGTTCGGTCCCATCAGCCACGACACAAACCCTGAGCAGTCCGTACCCCTGGACTTCAGCTCGGCTGGATTGTCGAGCAGCGCGGTCGCGTGATTCGCCTGACTGTAAGGTCCGCCGACCGCGCCCTTCGCGAGCGCGAGGAGTTTCCCGACGACAGCCTGCGGGTGCTGATCAACCTGGACAGGCTTGGACGGGTCAGTGCTGCCCTGTGCCGCGATCTTCTGCAACGTTGTCTGAGCCGTCTGATAGTCAGCCGGGTTCGGCGCCGCGGTCGGCAGGACGCCCGACAGGCTGCTCGCGCCCTCCAACCCCGTCTTAGGAGATGCGGCCGAGTACGGGTCGTTCTTGCCGCTGCCAGCCAAGTACCGGCCGGCGATCGACGCTTTTACCGCCTGCTGATATGCCGGCTGGTCAAGCACCATCTTCGTCGTAGACACCGTCGACGCGGGAGTCGCCGTCGCGCCAGAGCCGGGGAGGACGGTCAGCTTCCCGCCCTTCGCGCCCAAGTACGGCTGCAACTGGCCTTTCAACCGCGACGCCTCAGACATTACCTGGTTCGCGTACCCATACTGCGGGTTTCCCGGGCCGCCGTTGTACGCGCCGATTGCCCGTAGCGGATTTGACTGGTACCCGTACTGGTTCAGCAGCTTCGCCGCCCCATTGATCGCCGAGGCCGCGTTCGCCGGGTTCACGCCAAGGCCCTTCGCGGTCCCCGGCTCGAACTGCATGAGTCCCTGAGCGCCCGTCGACGACGTGGCGATATTCCCGCCGAGATTCGTCTCAACGCTCGCGATGCCCGCCAACACCTCCGGCGGAATCTTGTTCGCCGCGCCCGCCTGCGCGAACAGGGGTCCGAGTTGGGATGAGACGTTACCGCCAGCCATGAAGGAGTAGCCTTTCCGGGCTCATGAGAATCTGGAAAGCCCTAGCGACGCTCGCGGTCGTTGCGGTCGTCGCGCTTGGATTGTTGGCGATCGGATCAGCCCACCGGGACCGGTGTCTTCGCGCCGGGAACGCTGGATGCTCACTTATTCCTTGGAGCGGCCACGCCGTTTCCAACGGGCTCGGAGACGTCATCATCCCGGGCCGCAACTAGGGAATCACTACCCCGGACGTCGACCCGTGACCCGGGATCGCGATGCCCGACAGGTTCCCGTGCCCCGGGATCACCACCTTCGCCGAACCGCCCGCCGCCGACGGTGCTTTGGCGCCGTACTCGCGGAACGGCCGGAACGCTTTCAACGCGCCCTGCACCGGCCCCTGACTCGGCGTTTTTGTCTGCGGACTAAACGGTGTCGCAGAGTCATACGCGCTCGCGCCACCCTGCGCGATCTGCTCCGCCTTCGAGTACAACGGGATGAACGTTGCAAGCATGCTGTTCAGGATGTACGCAGCACGCTGCCCCGCATTCGTACCACCGTAACCCTTCGGGTTCCCAGGACTCGTCAACCCTTTCCCAAGCCAGTTGTCGCCAAGTGACCCGAGCAGCCCGGATTGCATCCATGGCTCCATGAGACTCCCCATCGTCTCGAGCGGGTCGTTCGCGACACCGAACGGGCTGTAGTAGTTCTGCGCGAGCACCTTCCCGCCCGACAGGGGGATCGCGCCCTGCATGAACGGCGGAACCGCGCCCTTACTGAACATGTCCAGTCCGCGCGCCTGACGCTCCTTCTCAGTGCCGACCGTCGCCGCTGCAGCCACGCCCGTCTGAACAGGCCGGTCAATCGGCGACCGAGCGAGCCACTTCACGCTATTCGTCCACCACAATCCGAACGGGCTGAACATCATCGCCGACTGCCCAGCCGGCGTCAGGTCAGTCCACCGGCCGTAAATGTTCTCGACCTGAGCTCGGTACTGCCGCAGCTTCGCCTCATCCACCACGCCCCTCGCAGCACCGTCCAACAGGTCGCCCTGCAGGCGGAGAGCTTTGAAGAACGGGCCGTGCTCCGACCCGAACTCCTGGAGCGCGGCCTTCCCAACACCAGCTGTCTGGTTCTGCTCTTCGATGTAGTGCTTAGTCCCGTTGATCGCCAGCCTGAGCCACGCTTTCCACGCGTGCCCCATCTGCCGCGGACCCGGGGTTTTCATAAACGCCTCGAACGCTTTCAACGGCCCGTGAAGGTTCGTGCCTGCAAAATGGTCAGACACCTGGCGGGTCATCATCGCTTTCGTGCTCCCAGCGACCGTCCCGCCCGTCAGTTGGATGCGAGCGTTCTTCCCGGCCTCCGGGTTCAACTGCTCCGCGCGGTTCAATAGTCGGCGTCCCGTCAGCCACGAACTGACGCCGACTCCGGAGCTGACGTCGCGGATGATCCCCTCGCTGATGATCCCCGGCACGTGCTTCGCGCTCGTACCCAACGCGACCTGACGAAACTGGTTGTTCGTCATTTTGAACGCACGCATCGTCGGGTTAGAGCTGATCTGCGCCTTGTGCTGCTCAATCCTCCGAAGCGCCGTCTGATCAGCGAGCGCCCACCGGCCTTGACCCTGATCGTTCAACCTTGACGAAAGGTCTAGACCATGCGTCTGGGCTTCCTGCTCGAGCGTGTTCGGATGGACGCCCTCCAGCGCCTGGTCCAACGATGCTTGCGGGTGGAACGGCTCCGACAGGGCCACCGGCTGATATCCCGGGGGAGCGTCATGCAACGCCGCGCTATACGACGGCCACGCGCTCCCGTTCTTCCGCATCACCGCGAGGTTTCGCACGAGCCGGTTGACGGCCTTGTGCGCGTCCACCTTTCCTTGCATCCGGACGTGCTGCTCCAACAGAGCGTTGTGCGACGGGTCGGTGAGGCCGTGCTGGTACGCAAAATACGTGTTGGATGCGTTCTCGGGGAGTGGCCGGCGTTCTTGGCTGATGTAGAACGCGCTGCCGCGCCGCGCCTTGTCTGACGTGAACGCGAGTTCGCGGCCGCCGGCTGTCCCTTCGGGGCCGTTCATGTGCGCCTGGATTTCGCCCGTCGACAGCGGCTTGCCCGCCGCGTCAGTGAGCCCAAGGTCTGGATCGTGTGACGCGTCCATGTGCGTGATCGCGTAGTGCCCCAGCGTCCGCTTCACCAACGCGTCAGATGACCGCTGGCCGAAGTGTCCCAGCGCTGACGCCTCCGCTTCGACCGGCTTGTAATCCTGCGCGTACGCCTGTGCTGCCTTGAACAACTGTGCGACCTCAGCAGGCTTCAACGACGATGCTTCCCGCGCCGCCTCGGTGATCGTCTTGACGTACTTGTCGTGCTCCGCGAGCAGCTTCGGATTGTCGAGCAGGTCCGCGCGAGTCGACGCGACCTGCTTCGCGTGCTTCATCAGATCGGACGCCAGCGTCTCCGGACGTCGTACGGTCCCGTCAGCGATCCGAGCGAGCACCCCGGTGCCGCGGATCGCGGCCTGGTCCGGGTTGTACTTCAGCGCCGTCTTCACGCCATGCGCAGCCTTCGCCGCAAGACTCGGGGCCACGCTCTTGCCCCGGGCGGCGACGGCCGCATCCCTGTTCGCAGAGCGAACGCGCTCGTTTACGCCGACCATCCGCGACGTCTCCAACGCCGTCTGCCGCGCCTTCAACCCCTCCGATGCCGGGACGAGCTCGCCGGTCGGCGCGCGCTCGTAGGCCATCTTCTCTGCCGTGACCTGCCCGGCCTTGATCAGCGGGTACGGGCTGTATCGCGGACGGGCGTGCGTCAGCTTCCCGCTCAACTGCACCTGCGGCCTGTCGGTACTCAACGCGCGAGCAGCCGCACTATCCGGCGCTCCAGCCCGAATCGCCCCGGCGATCGGCCGCGACAGCGCATGCGCAGCACCGGTCGCCATCAGATACGTGTCCAACGGATGCTCCGTGAACGACTGGACAGGATGCTTGATCAGACTCACGTACGGGCTGACGAGATCCGACACCGCTTTCCCGGGATGCCCCGAAAGCACGTCGCTGCCGAGCGTGCCCGCCGTACTGAACGTTTCCGCTGGCAGAGTCACGACATCTTTCGCGGCGTTCCCCGCGATCTTCGCGCCCGTCGTCCCCGCCGCGAACGGCACGACCGTCCCAGCCCCCAACACTCCGCTACCCCCACCGCCGCCTTTCGGAAGGCCGTGAGACAGCACGTAATCCAAGCCGTGGCCTATCACGCCACCAAGCGTCGGACTGCCAACATTCTCCGCTTTGATGTACTGCTCCAGTCCGCGGCTCACGCCAGCCGACTGCTGCTGCCCGAGCGCGGGGACAGCGCGAGTAATCCCCAACGATTTGAGGATGATCTGCCCCTCGGGCGTGGACGTGCGCTGAGCGCCGCGGACGATCGCTGCCCTCGTGGCCGGCGGCTGATGATCGAACGTGTCCAAGATCGCTTTCGCGACCCCCTTCGACGTCTGCCCCCCCGAGGGACGCTGCGTGATCGCGGTGCCCCTCGGGTTCGCGCCCGTCGTCAACGTCCTCGCAGCAGTGTCGTTGACGGTCGCCTTCGGGGCCGTCCCGACGATCGCGACGCCGCGAGGGTTCGCTCCCGTCAACACGTTCGCCTTCGGCAATGTTGGAAGCGGCGTCTTCTTCGACGCTGGCTTCGGGGGGGGAAGGATCGGCGGGACCGCAGGCCCACGAACCTCCGCAACGTTCAAAGGCATCCTAGAGCCCGAGCGCCTTCGCCGCGCCAGAGATAGCAGCGCCCGTCTGATCCTTCACCACGACCGGCCGCCCACGGAACGTCGTGTTACGGACGCCCATGTTATGCAACGCCTGAGCCGTCCCGGGCGTCAACGCGCCCCAGCCCAACAGGTCAAACGCAGCCTCAACCAAAGGACTGTCATAGGAGCCGCCCAACACCTGACGCATCTGCGCGTCAGTGGGATGCGGAACCTGGACGACACCCTTGCTGTTCTTCATCCCGTCCTTCTGCCACGCCTGGATTGCCGAGACGATCTCACCAATCTTCGTGTTCGCGAGATTGTTCGACGCGAGCGGCAACGGCTTCACCGGCTGGCCGCTCTTCGCCGCCGCTGCGGCCTGGCGGATCTGCTGGTTCGCGGCATCGTTCTGCTGCGTGATCTTCAACGACTGCTCACGCAAACCCTGGTTCGCCATGTTGTTCTGCTGCGTGATCTGCTGGCCCCGCAGCGTCGCCGCGACACGCGCAGCATTGTCCTGAGCCGTGACCTTCTGCCCGGACGCGGTCAGAGCGTTCTTCGCCGCATCGTTCGCGGCGGTCGTCTGCGCCGCCGCTGTCTTCACCCCGAGTCCTTCCTGCGCGATCTGATAGTTACGTTCCTGCGTCCGCAACTGCCCCAACGCGGTAGCGGTCAGCGCGCCGCGCTGCGCCTCCTCCGCCGCGATCTTCGCGTTGATCGGCTCGTTAGCCAGCGTCCCAGCGCGTCCGAGCGCGCCGATCGCCTGCGTGCCCGCCAATCCCTGTGTCGCGCCGAGGTTCGCGCCGTACGCCACATTGTTCGCCGAGTTCGCCGCCCCGAAGTTCTGCGCGGTCTGATTGTTCAACAATCCCGTCTGGCCGAGCTGCGCTGTCTGCGCCTGCAACTGCCCTGTCTGGCCGCCGTCCAGTCCGAGCGCTTGCATCCGGCCGACCGCGCCGCCCGTCGCCTGCGCGCCCAACTGCTGGATGCCCTGTTGCGTCTGATCTGACGTCGCCTGCAACTGAGCTGGAAGCGCAGCACCCGCGGCCTGCCCCTGAGCGACGCTAGCCCTCGCTGCCGCAGCCAACTGCATGTAGTAGTTGAAATCCTGCTGCTGCTCACTGTTCGTGTTGCTGTTATTCGTCGCCATCTGCGACCTGAGCTCCGACACGGGGCCGTTGATCTGCGCGTCCGCGACCGACGATGCGGCGTTCTTCAACGCCGTCCCCGACAACGTCTGCGACGGGTCATACAACGGGTTAGCCTTCACAGCCTTCGGCTTCGGCGTCGACAGTTTCGCGGAAGGCAGCTTCGCGGTCTTCACCGTCGCGCTCTTCGGAGCGGCGGTCCCCTTCTGCCCGACCTTCACAGCCTTCTGCGCTGGCGCTTTCACAGTCCTAGCCATCGGCGCCTCGAGGTTCGCCTGGCTGCCGCCCAGCCGGCCGCCGGACACCTTCGGGCCGACACTCAGGATCTTCTGGTTCGGGACTGGCAGCACCCTGGGGGCGGGCGCGGGACGGTTCGCCTGGCTGAACACCATCAGAACGTCAGCGCTCCACCGCGGTTACGCCCCTGCTTCTGCGCCTGCTGCGCCACCCGCTGATTCTGCTTCGCTTGTGCCGCGCGCTGCGCCGACTGCAACTGCGCGATGTTCTGCCGTGCCGCGACCGCCGACTGCTGATCGTTCGCGGGGACCGCGCCCGCCGCGCCAAGCGTCCCGCCGCTCTTAGCGACGTTCGCTGCCGCCCTAGCGCCAGCAGCAAGCTGCAACGCGATCGTCTCATCCGACAACCCCTGGTTGACGGCAGTGATCGCGTTCTGCCAGTTCTGCGCGTCCTGCTGATATTTCAGCGTGTCCGCCCCCGATGTCTGCTGCGCCGCATGAGCGATCTGCCCGACCGTCGTACCAAGAGCCCCGAGAGCGAACCCGCCCCGAGCGTTCTCCGCGTCCTGCGCGCGCGTCGTCTGAAGTCCCTGGTTGTACGTGATCTGCGCGAGCGCGTTCTGCAACGCCGTCCGCCCGTTCGCGAGGTCAGCGTTGTACGTGTTGATCTTCGAGTTCGCGGCGTGGGTCGCGTTCGCCAAGTCCGCGTAGTACGTCGCGTCATACGGCGAAGCGCCCGGCGCGGGAGCTGGTGCTGCCGGAGGGGTAGCCGGCGCGGGTGCCGGCCCGGTCCCGCCGACCACCTTCGCCGCGCCAGCCAACCCTCCCGTCAACGTCGGCAACCCCTCAGTCACTGAGGGTTTCGGAAATGACAGGGTCGCGCCACCCTTCGGCGGCTTCGGAGGAGCCGTAACCTTCGGAGGCTTCCAGCCCGTCGTATTCCCGAACGTTGTCGGCGTGGAGCCGAGATGCGTGAAACTCACAGGATCACCTCACGAGTAGTGCCATGCCAAAGCCACCGGGTTCCACGTCCCCAGCTTTGAAAGGGTCGTGTCGTAGTACTGCTGCCCCGGCGCCGGGTTCGGGGGAGCAACCGCCAATACGGGGACGCAGAACGCTGATTGGATCTGCTCAAAGTTCGCGGTAGCGTCCTCGAACGCCTCAACGGTCGGATACTGAAACCGCACTTTGCCACCTTGCTTTCCACGGTCAGTGGGTGTACGGTCCGCGCAAATAGCGGCCCGGCAGCGATTGGAGCGCCCCGGGCCCGGCCAAACCTCCTTGGAAGGTTCAGCATGCGCAAGCTTACCGTCATTCTCGCTGTCAGCCTCACCCTGCCCGCGTCGGCGTCAGCGCTCGGCGGCGCGTTCGCCGACTACGCGATGCGCGGCACGCGCGACCTTGCCGCCGCCCGCCACGCCATCCACGCGTACGACCAGTCCAACTACGGCGGACTCTTGCCCGCCAAGAACGTTCACGCGCGATCCTGCCGGCTTGTTCGCCTTGGCGCCGTCCGCTGCCAGATGCACCTGCGAGCCCTGTTCGGCAACTACGCGCTCGTGTCAGACTGGACCGACAACGTCACGCTCCACAATGATGCATGGCGCGTCCGTGAGATCGGCTAGTGCTAGCCAGCTCGGCTGGCAGGTCGCTACAGTGGGCTAGCGACATGGACTGGCGCTGCGCTCGATAAGGAGAGCTATGATAACCCGACTGCTTGCCGCGCTGTCGACCTATCGACATTGGCGACGACAGGGGAACCAGACGCGTCGCACTGCATTGCGTGCCGCCGCTAGCCGGTTCCGCTGTGCTCGATAGTCACCCGAAAGCATGGCGCGTCCGTGAGATCGGCTAGTCGAAACTGAGCGCCTGCACGTACAAGCGACGATTCTTCGCGGTCACAGACCCGCTCGAAGCCGCATACTGCACGCTCACCGTGTACGACCCGGCCGTCGCAAACGCGTAGCACGGACCGCCAGTCCGCTGGTTGAACCCGCCGTTGTCGTTCGTGACCGCCAGCACCTGACCCAACGCCACGTCCCCCGTGTACGGCAACGCCGCAGACGCCGACTGGACGCTGCACAAGCCCCCGTTATACGTGGCGAGCATCATGTCCTGGTTCGGGGATGCTACGCCGCCAGTGACCGCAACCTGCGCGATCGGCGAAGCGAAACTCTCGTCGTACGTGGAGAGCTGTACAGCGTTGAGAAAGATCGCGGCCTGCCCATGCCCCGCGGAACTCTCCTGCCACGTCGCGTGGTACCAGATCGCAAGCATCCCATTAGCCGCAAGCTGGATGCCGGTCACCTGATCAGGGGTCGTCAACGTCCCAAACGCCGTGTTCGTCCGCGTCTCGGTCGTCGCGATGATCGACGCGCCCTTCACCTTCGTCCCAGAGTTGATGCCCGCCGACGTCAACACCGACGCTGCGAGATTGCTGGAATCCAAGTTCCCGTTGATCACCGTCTGGATCGTCGTCAACCCCGAAGCGATCTTCGGGTCCTCCGTCGAATTGGGGTTCCCGACCGTAGGAATCTGAATCGCGATCGTGCCCATCAGCTGACCACCAAGTCCTTTCTATCCTCCACCATGAGCACGTAGCTCGCTACCAGGTCCGCTGTCGTGGATGTGCTGCTAAACACGATGCTGACCGCGTTATGCACTCCCAGGCTATAAGCGCGAGCGCGGCTGATGCTTGGCGTGTCCCCGAACAGTCCCGCCCCGCCGAACGTTGACCCGTCCGCCGCCCCAAAGTTTGATCCGCCCTGCGCGAACGCGTCCGTGAGCCACGTGACCTCACCGCCAGCAAAGTCGGTGCCGATGCCGAAGTCAACCGTCCCGTACCCGTCAAACCGGATCTGACGGAACCGCTTACGGAAGTACGGGGTCGGGAACCGGCGACGCCGATAGAACGTTGGGGACTGCCACGGTCCTCGCCACCGCCACGTGAACGGCGTCCCATTGTCCGTGTAGACGCCCGGGACGAAGCACTGATCAACGATCGCTGACCCGGACGATTTCGCGCTGTACAGGCCCGGACTTGCGGATGGATGCCAGATCGCGAACTGGCTGCTCCCGAACGTGTGCAGCCACCACGAATTCAACGCGCTGTCAAAGTCAAGAGTGCTCTCGTTCGATCCGACGCCGTCAGACAGGTCGACGCTCAAATAGTAGTGGCCGTTGAAATACGTGCCGACCGCCGCAGTCCGCGTCTGAATCGCGTTGATTGTCGGCTGGATCTGATCGCTGATTGGCGTCAGTTTCGACCCGTTCGTCAAATAGACGCCGCGGTCCTCAGCGAGAAAGTACGTGCCCTCTGGCGCCTGAGCGATACTCCGGTTAGACACGCATCCGATGTTGTCGCTGAGCCGGCGCGCGTCGCCCGTGTTGAAATCCGTGATCACATATAACTTCCGGCGCTTCGTGACGAGAATGTACGGTCCGACGTGCCCGAGGCCGGTGATCGGCTCGCCGTCATTCTCGTCGAACACGGCAACGTTCGCTGCAGGCCACGTCACAGGCCCGCTGTTCTCCGGGATTAGATCGCTGAAGTACACGCGCGCTGGGGAACTCGCGACCCCGGAAACCCAGATGCGGTTGCCCGCCAACACCATGTACTTCCCGTTCTGAAGCGTCCCCGATGTGGCTGTCCACGCGGTTGTTGACCCAGACCCGGACCATTGCTGCGGAGCGTCAACCCCGTTCATGCCGTAGAGAGGACCGCTGCCGGTCACGCTCTGAGACTGAACCCACTCCCACGGGCTATTAGCCGTCAATCCCGTCTTGATCGCGGTGGCTGTCCCGCCCGTCGTGATGCTGTAAAGGCTCGTGCCGCCCGCACCGATCAGGAACGGTGTTGCGGCCTCATACCCGTACAGGCTGTTCAGCGCGTCCGCGGGAGTGCTGAACGTGACCAGTCCGGAGCGTTTGACGATCGCTCCAGCGACCGTCCCCTGAACGTTCTGTAGGTCGCGCGCCTGGTCATCCGTGACAAGGTACGGGGCGTCCCGCGTGTTGAGCCCGCCGTGAAAGTCAGTGTAGTCGAAAAGGCAAGCTGGTCATCAGCTACGCCGACCTCCTGCGGCTACCATCCGGCGCCGTAGAGCGTCCATTGGTTCGCAGGCCCCAACGTCTTACCGTCATCCCACATCGAGCTCGACTGCGTAGGACCATCCGCCGAGGGGAACTTCGCGTCCGCGGCGAACTGTGCGAGCTCCGTGTTCCACCGGTTCATCCAGTACTGCCCCATGACCGGGTCGTCATCCGCCTCGAAAGCCATCCATGTCGCGTACACGATCAGTGCGTGATGCCAGTCCGTCGGCAGGTTCGGTGTGTCCGTGTCCACCGACAGGATCGACGGCATCTTCCAGTACCGCATCTCGAGCGTGTACACGTTGTCTGGTGTTGGCCACAGTCGAATGTTGTTCGCGACGAGCGCGTAGAAGCACGGCGCGCCGTTGCTCATCCCGGACCGGTCGATGTCTCGGACGCTGACGTACTCCATCTCGACGCGGCGGAACACGTCAAAGAGGGATTCCATCCGGCCGAAATCCGCCGGCCATAGGTACGTGTCAACCCCCGAAGTGGTGTTGAACGGATTGTTTGTCTGGTCGGCGTAGTAGTCGACGCGACGGGCGATCAACGCTGCAGCATCGTTGATCCACTGAGTGATCCGCGATCCGTACTGCACGCTATCGAACCCGCGATCTAGCACCTCGGTACGCATCTGCAGAAGGTTCAAGGGTTCCGTCCTTTCATCCGGCGGGCGGACCTGAGCACGCGGTTCATGTCAGCCCTCGTCATCTTCACGCCCGACGGTCGAGGTCCCGTCTTCACGATCAGCCGAATCGGACGCTCGCACGATGAGCACTTCAGCAGATCAAACCCGGGGAACACGGAAACGACAACGGTCATGCTGCCGCCGCACGCCCGACAGTCGCTCACGGCCGGAACGCCCGACCCTTATACCGGACGCCCAGGTCCTTCCGGATCGCGTGCGCCGCCTGCTCCGCGATCGGACCGACCCGCTCCCGGAACGCTTCCCTTGCGGACGCCTTCGCCTGAGCGTTCTTCCGCTCAACCTCCGCCGCGTAATCGTACGTGCTTGACCCGACCTCCATCACCTTCCGGACAACACGCTGATCCAACCCAGACCACGTCCCCGACCGAGTCTGGTGAGCCTGGACGGTCAGGACCAGGTACGTGTCCCGACCGTCCTCGCTCTCGTGGTACACCGCCCAGAACGGCGGACTGCCGTTCTCCGCGAACCGAACCCGCAGATGAGGGTCGATCCGCTTCAGGTCAGCGGCGACACCGCCGGCATCCTCGCTGATCTCCACCATCCGGCCGTCCCTAGCCCGAAGGATCTGACTGACGTGAGCCGGTTCGACGCGCATCAGAACGTAGGGAAGCCCTTGCCGTGAGCAACAATCCGGACGACGACAGCGCTCAGATCCGTCGCGTTCGACACTTCCGTCCCGCCGCTGTACGCCTTCAGCTTCGAGTTCGCGTAGTCGTACGCGAACGTGTGCCCCGTCGTCGTCGCAAACGCAACGATGAAATCCAGGCTCATGTCCACGCCCAACGTCGCCGCCGTCAACGCATACCCGTTCGTGGGGTACGAGTTGTCGAGCGTCGCATCAACGCACACCTCGCGGCGGTTCCCGATGACGTGGTTTCGGGAATCGACGTTCACCTTGGCGATCGTGATAGCCACAGGGTTTCCTCCTGTATCATTCAGGGTTCATTACGAAAGCGGCCCCGCGACGTGTCAGCGCCCGGGGCCATGACACCAGGAGGAAAGTCCTGATGCAGCCAGAAGGCTACTGCGAATGCGAGTGCGGCGGCAAGACCGAAATCGCGACGCGCACCGATGCATCATGCGGCTGGGTCAAAGGCAAGCCCAAGCGGTTCATCTTCAACCACCACAGACGCAAGCGCGCGAGCAGCTACTACACCGAACAAGATCTCGGCTACACAAGCCCGTGCTGGGTATGGACTGGAACGACCCGCGACGGCTACGGCCGGATCGGTCGTGACGGGAGGCTATGGAATGCTCACGTCTGGTACTACGTTCAGGTGCACGGACCGGTGCCGGACGGCCTTGAGGTTGACCATCTCTGCCACCAGAATTGCGTTGGCGGCTCAACGTGCCCGCACCGCGCGTGCGTCAACCCCGACCACCTCGAAGCGGTCCCGAAGATCGTCAACAATCGTCGAGGCGTGAAGTCGCGCCCGCAGAAAACCCACTGCAAGCACGGGCACGAGTTCACGCCCGAGAACACGATAAGACGAGCGGATGGCACTAGGAAGTGCCGGGTGTGCCAGAACCGGATGATGCTCGCCTACTACTACAGGAGAAAGGCCGACCAGAAGTAAACTCCGGTCGGCCTCTCTCCACCAATCTACAAGCGGGCCACTGGGATGTCGTCAGCGATCTGATTCACCTGACCGTTGCGGTGAGGTGCCACGCAAACCAGAGTCGCGTACCAAACCATCCAGGCTTGCCAGATAGCGAGCTTCTGGCCGGCGGTTGAGCCGTCCTTGAGGTGAAGGATCGAGCCTTTCCCGTCGGGGGCTTCGAGCCAGTCGGGCTTCGCGACCTCAGCCCACGCGAACGATGCCTTGTTGAGCTCGAACGCGCAGCCGACAGGGCAGTCGACGTCCGCGATGACGGGAACGGGGTTGTTCCCGGCCGCGATCATGATCGCGCTGTACCCGCCGTCGACGTCAACAACGTCGGCGTTCGTCCACCGCTTCTGCGACGCGTACGTGTTCGCAAGCCTGCGCTGCACGCCGAGGCTGCTGAGGATGCAGTCGATCGACTTGCCGGACCGCTGCCGGATCGTCTGCGACTGCCGCATGAACAGGTCCTCGGACGGGTTCGCGTAGCCGTTGCTGATCAGGTTCGAGTCCCAGATCGAGTTGGTGCTTGAGTTGATCTGGTGGAGCGTCCGGCCGGTGTTGCAAATGTTCCGGAGGCCGTCTGACTCATTGTTGCGGTCCCCAGACACGTACACGCCGTACAGGTTGCTGGTCGCACCGGAGGTCGTGGCGCTGATCGTCAGCGTCGCGTTCGCCTGCGTGCTCGACCCGGCCGTCCCGGTGTAGCTGACGGCGGTGACGGTCACGCCGGTCACGCCGTTGGTGGTCGCGCCGCTGGACTTCACGATGATGTCGACCGTGTCGCCAACGGCGATGTACTGGCCCGAGTCGACGGTGATGCTCGTGCCGGCGCCGGGCGTGCCCGTGACGGTAGCGAGAAGACCGTCGCCGGTCCCGTACGCCATGCGGGCAATGTCCTTCCGCAGGTCGGTCGTGGCGCCTTCCATCTCCGACGTCATCGCGCGAACGAACGCGCCCTCGTCGGTGACGGACTGCTTGATCACCATGTCCGACAGTTCGATGCCGGTATCGAAGTACCGGATGCTGACGATCCCGTCGAGGTAGCCCTGCGCCCCGGCGGTCGCGAGGCCCCCGCCGTCAGTCGTTGCTCCTCGGCCGCGGTTACGGCTGACGTGGACGGGGAACACCAGCTGCCGGCCGGTGAACGCGCCGAGATTGTTGACATTGGACTTCTCGACCTGGTCGATCAGGTACGTCTCCTGGTTCAGGAGCTCGACGATCGGCCCTCGATACACGTTCTTGAGGAGTGCATCGAAGGTCGTGAGTGTCTGCGTAGCCACTTTGGACCCTTTCGTGCTGCGTGTTTGGGGGAATGAACTTCTGGTGTTGCCGTTCCGCCCTCAACGCTGTACGTGAAGATCCCCTGGCCACAATTTGGTGGCTGTAGATCCGCCCTGGCGTCCTGGCTGGTACTACGGTCCTGCTTCTACCCGCGGCCGGCCCTCAGCTGTTCGAGGGCCTGCGCGGTCGCCCACTTCAACGCCTCCCCGCGGGGGGGCGGATCAGGCGCGCCGTTACCCGAACCGCCGCTCACGGCGCCCGGAGGCATGTCAGCCTTGCCTTGCAGCGTCTCCCGCTCAATCTGAGCGCGAACCATCTGCCAGTCCTTGAACGCGAGGTTGACCGCGTTCTGCGGGTCGTCCATGTGCGCCGGAATGAACTTGTCGATCATCTCGCGGTTGAAATCGTCCGGGTGCTGACTCTTGATCGACTCCAGCTGCGACTCGATCTGAGCGGCTGCTTCCTGCTGCGCGCGGGATTGTTCCTGACTGTCGCGCCACTGCGCGAGCTCCGCGAGCTGACTCGCGTACGGGTTCAACGCTGCCTGTAGCTGCTGCTCAACGAGCTGCTGTACTGACGGGTCAACCCAGTCCTGCTCCGCTGCGGCTTTCTCAGCCGGCGTGAGGTTGTGCTGCTGCGCGTACTCCTGAAACCATTCTTGGATCGCGGCGGGGTTGTCCTGAGCGACCTGAGCGAACTGCAACGCCCACTCGACGGTTCCGGGGTCCTGCTTGTTGACACCCAGCTGCTCGTACGGTTCCCACTGCTTCCGGTACTCCGACGACTCCTGGAACCGTTTCGTCGTGCCGGCGTCCCATTCGCGGAACGCTTCCTCGGCGACTAATCTGGCTTCGTCGTCGGTGATCCGTTCGAGGTACTGCGCGTACGGCGTCTCGCCCTGGCCCTCGGGGGGCTGTACGGGATCGTCCATGCTGCTCCCTTGTCTTATCTGCCCCTGGCCCGCGGGCTGTAGCAGACGGTTGGTTGGTTACTTCTCGTCGCCGTCGCGGTCGCTCTTGCGCCGCGCAGCAAACTGCGAGCGGGCCCTGTCTGTCGCCTGCTTCAACGTCCGCGGCTCGTCGCCGTCATTGTCGTTGGCGGCGGACGCTTCGGCAGCCTTGTCGCACGCGTCACACGCGGCGATCAACGTCTTGTACTCCGGGCCCGTGCATTGCTCCTTGACCGTTTCGATCGCGGTCTGAAGGAGACGGATCGCGGTCTGGTCGCTCATCTGCCGGCGTGCGTCGGCCGCAGGTGCTCGTACGCGACCGACAGAAGCTGGTTCATCGCGTCGCGGGTCCGGATGATGCACCGGGTTGGGTACCCGTCAGCGCCGCGCTCCTCGACGTGAAGGAGCGCGCCGCGCCGGCCGGCGTGCTCGCCGTCGACGACTCGGACCCAGCCGCCTTCGAGCGCGTCATCGTCAGACCGCTTGGTGCGTCCGTCGACGATCACTGGTAGCGACGGCGTGGATTGCGCGACGATCGCCTCCGCGATAGTCGCCTTCGTCGCGCCGGACGGAATGTCAACGCCCTGCACTTCTGCGAGTGCTTGAAGTTCAGGCTTCTTGAGGTCGCTCGCCAGCTTCTCGGCATCCGGAGCGTCAGGACTGTCGGTCATTGTTTCGGTTGTCCTCTCTGCGGCTGCTGCCGCTGTTGGGCTCGAGCGGCAAGCCCGGCTTGATGCTGCTCCTCCAAGTGCCTGAGCTTCTGCTGATGCAACTCTTCGGCCTGACGGTGCTGCGCGGCGGTCCCCGCGGCCTGCTGCTGCGCCTGCACGCCACTCAACGACGTCTGATGCTGCGCCTGCGCCGCCTGGATTGCCTGCTGGAGTTGTCCTTGCTGCGCCTGCTGGTCCTGCTGCTGCGCCTGCCCTGCGAGGCCGAGCGCGCCCTGAGCGGCCTGCGCGCCCGGGTCCTGCTGAGGCTGTCCTTGAGTCTGGGCTTGGGCTTGTAGTTGCGCTGCCTGGTTCTGCGCCATCCGCTGCTTATGCGCCGCAACGTGCGCCGCGAAGATCGCTTGCGCGTTCGGGCTGAGCGTCTGATACTGCTGCTGCTTCTGAAAGTCCTGGTGAACGTCAACGTGCGTTGGGTCGTCGTCGTAATCGTTGATGTTGACGGGAACGTCCATCGCCATCTTCGTGTTCTCCCGCTGCGCCTGCTCCTCATTGATTGTGTACTCGCTGATGAGCCGGTCCGCGCCGCCAACATCCCAATCCTTGAGGAACTGCGCGAGCTGCCGGCCGTGCGGCGGGTTCCCGGACTGCACGAAGAACGTCAACAAGTCCTGCATTGCGGCCTGCTTCGCTGCCTTGCTTTGAGGAAACGCGCTGCCTGCCTGGACTTCGACGTGCGTGTTGTCGCGGAGCATCGCGCCGCGGAACGGGAATATCTGCCATGCGCCGTTATCGCCGCTGATACGGATCGTCCGCTGGTCCGTGTAGTAGTGCGCCGCCAGCTTCAAAATCTTCTGGCCGAGCCGCCCAAGCTGCGTCTCATAGTCCGTCATCGCGGGACCAAGCCTGGTGTCGTCAGCCTCAAGGAGAAGGTTGATCGCGGACGCCGCGGTGACCCCGGGCGGGACGTTCGCGCTCGTGACCTCATGCTGGCCGCTGATCTCCTGGATGCTCTCCTCGATACGCGCTATCTCGTCAATCACGTACTGCGGGAGTGGGGGCGCCTGCAAGTACGTGGGGACCGTGTTCGGCGATCCGAGATCATCGAAGAAGTAGATGCCGCCCGGCATCGTCGTCGAGTCCGCGAACTTGTCGGGGTCCTGGACCGCCTGCTTGGAAGCGAGGATCGTCGGGTTCCCAACCCGGTTGCGGTTCTCCGCGATCTGACTCTTGACCTTGTTGAGCTCCGTCTGCGGTCCCCGAAGCTGCTCAGTGATCGACGTGGGCCACAAGCGTCCGGGGATCGGGATGCCGGACAGCATGACGTACGGGAACGGGTCAAACGGCCCGTCGTCCTCAAACAGCAGGCGTTTTGCGCTCCACACCGCATGCCGGCCGTTCGGATGCTGCGGACTCGGCTTGCTCCAGTACTCCCGGATCTTCACGCCCCGGTACGAGCCCGTACCGGGCATGAACACCGCACCCATCCTCGATTCGATCAGGCCCGGGTTGCCGATCGTGTCCGCGTCCAACGTCACGCCATACCGTCGCAGGAGACTGTCGACGGACTGGACGGACTCCTCGACCAGCCACTCACACTCCGGGAAACTGTCCGCGAGCGGGTCAATGAACATTTGAAACGGAGACCGCGCCTCCACTTTGATGTCGCCCTGGTTCACGCGCTTGGACTGGACCTGAACGCCCAGAGCCGCCGAAAGCTGTCTGGGGTCGTGCTGCCCGGCGCGTAACGGCTTTCCGCTCGTGTCCGTCAACACCTTCCCGTCCGGCCCGACCACGCAATCAGTCCCATCACCGAGCGTCGGGTCCCAGAAACATTTCAAGAACCCAGCGCCCGTAATCCGCGACCACAGGAGGGCTTTCGTGGTGATCTCCTGCAAGCTCAAGTGCTTCCACAGGTACCGCATCAGCTGCTCGCCCATCTCCGACGCGTGCTGATCCTGCTCATCCGCCGTTCTTGGGCTGACGGTGAACACGGGCCGTGTCTTCGTCATCTTCGCAACCTCGGTGCGGACGCACGGCTGGATACGGTTGTCGACGATCGTGATCCGGTTCGGCTTCAGGCGAGGCCGGAACAGACCCCGTCCGTCCCACGCAATCCATTGTTCACCAACATAGTAGGCAAGGTTAAGGTGGGTCTGTACCACACCGGTTCAAGTTTCGCTCGGGCGCTTTTGGCCTTGCGGTGCAGATCGTCGAGATCCGCAATCGTTGAATCCAGCATGGTAGTGACATCACCCCCTTTCACTACGTCGATGGTTCATTACGGGAGCCAGACGATGTCGATGCGGCCGGAGCCGCCCTTGCCGCCAGCGCCGCCGGCGCCCTGGCCCGAACCTGCGTTGTATGACCCGGCTCCGCCACCGTCGCCGCCCTGCCCCGTGTTCGCGGGCGCGTCAGATGGTGTTACCCCTGTCGTCGTCCCGGATGTGCCAGCGCCGATGGTGCTCACGCCACCTCCGCCGCCGCCGAGCGTGGCTGACGCTGGCCCTCCAGCGCCGCCACCACGGCCAGACGCGCCGATCGGCGCCCCTGCTCCATCGCCAGCGGTCGTTAGCGCCTGGCCGCCGCCGCCAGGCAGGTATGGGCTTGAGAAAGACCCGCTGGTGGTTGACATCCCGTACACGCCGCCCACAACAGACGCGATCGAGTTGGCAAGCGCGCCCCGGCCGAACGAGCCGCCGTTAGCGACAACACTGATCCCGGTGCCGGTGACGGTCGTGTTACCGACCG